GGTACAACAGGAGTTACTACAGCTACTTTTGATGATACTAACTTTCAAGTTTTATCTGTACCTACTTCTACAACTTTAACAATTGAAGCAGCAACAGCTGGATCAGCTTCTTCTGGTGGATCAGTTACAATTAATCCTTTTGAAATAGTGGGTCCTGCAGCACAATCATATGGTTATGGTTATGGTGTTGGTAATTATGGTGGTACAATTACAGGTGCAGCTCAAACAACTTTAGATGGTGCGTTGGCCGCGGATACAAATGGTAACAATGGATCAGCTACACAAATTAGATTAATATCTGCTACAGGTTTTCCTGCAAGTGGTGGAACGATTGCAGTAGGTAGTGAATTAATAACATACACAGGTGTGGTGGGTGTAGAGTTAACAGGTATTTCTAGAGCACAAAAAGGAACGTCATCGGCGATACATAGTGATGGTGCAATAGTTACAAACGCTACAGATTTTACAGGATGGGGAGATGCAGTTGATGCAGGGACTATTACACTTGAACCAGGACTTTGGTCATTAAGTAACTTTGGTGATGTATTAGTTGCAACTATTGCAAATGGTAAAACATTTACTTGGGATTCTTCTATTGCAGCAAGATTATCAACAAGAGCATCTACATCTACTTCTGGATTTTTAACAACAAATAACCCTACGGCTACAAGAGCAACTTTAATTTCACCAACAACACGTCACTTAATTCATTTTGGAACAGAGACAACAATAGGCACTCCTTCTACACAAGATGATATGTTTATAAGATTTTCTGAAGATGAAAATATAAATGGATATACACCAGAAGCAACTAATACAGCCGGTACACAAAGAATACAAGATGGTACAAGAATTATGGGAGCTTTAGTTGCAAAAGAAAATATTTTAGTATGGACCGATAATGCATTGTACACAATGAAATTTGTAGGAGCTCCTTTTACATTTGGCTTTGAACAAGTTGGTACTAACTGTGGGTTAATAGGTAAGAACGCAGCTATTGAGATTGATGGTGTTGCTTATTGGATGGGTAGTAATGGTTTTTTCTCTTTTGATGGTACTGTTAATACTTTACCTTGTAGTGTTGAGGATTATGTTTACGATGATATAGATACTACAAAAGGTCAACAAGTAAACGCTGGTATTAATAATTTATTTACAGAAGTTGTTTGGTGGTATCCAACACAAGGATCAGAATTTAATAATAGATATGTAGTTTATAATTATGGAGAAACAGGACAAGCTACACCGATGGGTAATTGGTACACAGGTACTAATACTAATTCTATTAGAACAACTTGGATTGATTCACTAGTATATCCTAGACCTTATGCAACAGCTTTTAAAGATGCTAACACAGGTACTTTTCCTGTAATTAGTGGTGAAACAGGATTAGGTCAAACTATATTATTTGAACAAGAGAGGGGAACTGATCAAGTAAATCCAAATGGTAGTGTAACTACATTAACATCTTTTATACAATCATTTAGTTTTTCATTACAACCTAATCAAGCAGAAGTATTTTTAGCAATGAGAAGATTCTTACCTAACTTTAAAGTATTAACAGGTAATAACCAAGTAACTTTATCTATAAAAGATTTTCCAGCACAAGATGATATAGAAACAGCTTTAAGTCCTTTTATTATTGACTCTTCTACATTAAAAGTTGACACTAGGGCTAGAGGAAGATATGCAAATATAAAGATAGAAAACACTGGTGTAGGTGAATCTTGGAGATTTGGTACATTCCAAGTAGATATACAACCAGATGGAAGGAGAGGATAATGACTAAAATAGCAGTAAGATTACCAGAGCCTAAAAAAATATATACAGAAGATAACCAAAGACAAATTAACAGAGCTCTAACTAATATTATTGAACAGTTAAACTCTACATACTTAACACAATTAAAAGAAGATTCAGAAAGGTTTACTTGGTTTAATGGCTAATATATATAAAAAAGTAAATGACGATTTAATAACAGGTACTGAAAAAGATGTTTATACAGTACCTAGTAATACCAGAGCTTTAATAAAATCTATTCACATTTACAATGAAGGCGCTGGAAGTGCTATTGTTACAATTAAAATTAATTCAAACAGTGTAGATTATTTTTACAGTAAAAAAACTATAGCAGCAGATGCTACTGAAGAATTTGTTGTTAATATATTAGTGTTACAAGAAAACGATGTATTAAAAATGTTATCAGATATTACTGGACCAGATGTAACCGTTAGTTTATTAGAAACAAACAGAGAGGATAGATAATGCCGTTTATTGAAACAGAAGCTTCAGTTAGGTATGAGACAATTAATGGTAAAAGAGTACCAGTAATTACACCTAAATGTGAGGTAACATTAACTAATACAGAAACAGGTAAAGAATATATGTCTGACGCAGAAGCATTAGCAGATGTGCAAAATGCTAGTACAGCTACTAAAGCAGAACATATAAGAAGAGACGTAAATGTGACTGTAGAAGAGATAAAAATAGGTGCTGGCTTTAACATCAGCGATTGACGAATGTATAAAAACCTTGTAAATTGTGATACACTCGCCTTTTTTCAAGCTTTGCGAACTTGCTTATCACTACATAACATAAAGAGAAACTATGGGATTTTTTAAAAAAATATTCAAACCAGTATCAAAAGTATTAGATAAAGTAATACCTAATGAAATAAAACCAGCATTACCTTATCTGGCTGCGTTTGCGCCTTACTTTGGACCTACATCAGCTATGATGGGTAAAGGTATTATGCAAAGAGCTTTAATATCTGGTGGTTTAAATATTGGTTCACAACTTGCACAAGAAGGTAATGAAGGTGATATTAATGTAATATCAGCGGGACTCGGAGCGTTGCAAGGAGCAATGACTGCTCCTGGAGCAGCGGATACTTTTGCGGGTATGACTACTAAAGGCTCATTAGATCCTGCTATGGGTTCTTCAGCACAAGGTGATATATTAGCAAAAAGATCTATGTTAACAAAAGCAAAAGATTTTGGTTTAGGTGCTTTAGAAAAAGGTTCAGGTTTTATAGAAGAAGGTTTAGCTTCTGGTAAGCTAATGGACAAAGCTGCAGTTTACTCAGTACCAGCAGCACAAGCAACTGGAGATTTAATGCTGGCTGAAGGTAAAAGAGCAGAAGACGCTTACAAAGATGCATTAGCAGCTTATGAAGCAGAGATGGGTGATGGAGCAACTGATGTAGGAAGAGCTCTTGCAATAAGAACAGCTATGCAAGCTTATGGATTTTTAGATGAGGAGATTGAAGACACAATTGCAGCAGCAGGATACAGAGCCGGTGGTAGAGTAGGATTTGATAGTGGTGGTAATTGGATAACTAAAAAACCTAAAAATTGGATTACTAAAAAAGATGATGATGATGACGATGACGATGATAATGAAGGTATAAAATGGATTACTAAAAAAGATTCTTCTGGTTCTAATAAATGGATTCAAAAGAAAGCTAATGGTGGTAGAATAGGTTTAAAAGATGGAACTTCTGAACCAATAAATATAGGTATAGGTACATTTAACCCAGACAGAGCTAAGGAGTTATATGAAGACGTAAAAAGTATACCAGGAAAAATTTCAAGTATTTCTTTAGAAGATATTAAAGAAACAGGTTCAGGTTTAGGTGAAGGAATTAGTTCCTTTTATGAAGCAGTAAAAAACCCTGGAAAAACAATGAGTGAAAGTAAACTAGGTGAGGAAGCTCGTATGTATTTAGCATATTCTGAACTTTCTAAAGATCAAAAAAAAGAAATGCAAGAAATGGGTTTAGGTCTTTTTGATGTTTATGAATATTTATCTTTAAAGGATTCGGTTGATGTTTTTAAAGCTGGTGGTAGAGTAGGTTTAAGATTTGGTGGTATTGATTCAGCAGTTCAAAATATAGAAAATCAAGATGTAAAAGAATCTGCAGAATTTGCGTCTGCTACAAGTAATATGGATATACCAATGATGGAAATCGTTGAACAATTTGAATTAAAATTTAAAAGAAAACCTAACAGCTTAGACGAACTAAAACAATTTTACAAGGACAAATATGGTTCTCAAAATATTCAAGAAAAAATTACAGAGACTGTTAGAACAACAGCAGCTGAAGGTGGTTTAATGAATTTAGGTGGTAAAGAAATGGAT